GCACAGAGGGGAGCGTAAGCACACGTACGGTTCCGATGCGTGGCACGGTTTCTAGCAATGGCTCTTCAGGCTGATCGTAGATGGCGTATGGTGTGGCGGCTCACCAAGGGTGCTGCCCGTCGTCGCCGGGAACGCGACTCGTTCTACCGGTATGGTACGATTCCTGACTGGTGGCGACAGTATGGTTGAACCAGATGGCGGTTTCGTTGTGGAGGCGCGCGAGGTGTATGATCCGTTTCAGGATGAGGAACCTTTGGAGTGCGGGTTGGAAGACCCTGAGGTTTGCGAGTCATGTCAGTGAGGGAGTGGATTCTGTGTGGGATGGTGTGCGCCCTGTTCGCGTGTGTTGCCTTTACGGTTTGGGGTTTGGGTCGGACGTTACAATCGTTGTTCGATTAGATGGGTCGTCTGAGTGAACTTCGGCAGGAAGCGGAGTGGCGACACTGTGTTGCGGATGAGTCGTACTTCTTACGTAAGTATTGGAATATCGCTCATCCTGCTCATGGTCGAATATTATTTGATCTTCGGGGTGCCCAGTCTGAGGCTTTAGAGCGGTGGGCTAATAACCGTTATTCGTTGACGTTGAAGGCCCGTCAGATTGGGTGGACGACGTTGGTTGCTGCCCACCAGTTTTGGTTGGCGTTTTTTCACGATGACCAGAACATCATTGATTTGTCGCGTACAGAGCGGGAGTCTGTGCTGCTTCTGAAGAAGACGAAGTATGGGTTCAAGCATATGCCGGATTGGATGCTGGCGCGTGGCCCGGATTCGATTGTTGAGCATCAGCAAAGGATGGGTTTTAGTAATGGTTCTCAGATTTCTTCGATGCCTTCGGCGTCGGACCCTGCTCGCGGCGAGTCTGCGTCGCTGGTTGTAGTTGATGAGTGGGCATTTTTACCCAACCCAGAGGAAGCGTGGGCATCCATTGAGCCAGTGGCCGATGTCGGAGGCCGAATCATTGGTCTTAGCACGGCGAATGGAAGCGGAAACTTCTTTCATCAACTATGGAATGGTGCGACGACGGGGAACAACCGCTTTGATGCGATGTTTTTTCCGTGGTCTGCGTCGGAGGACCGCGATATTTCGTGGTATGAGTCGAAAAAGGACGCCATGTTGCCGTGGCAGTTGGCTCAGGAGTACCCGACGACCCCTGAGGAGGCGTTTGTAAGGTCTGGGAACCCTGTTTTTGACTTGGATGTGCTGGAAAGGATGTCTATTCATCTGAAAGAGGGCGAACGGGGCTTTTTGCACGAGATTCAGAAGAATGTTTTGGAGTTTCGGTGCTGACGGTATGGGAACGCCCTAAGAGGTGGAGTGGTTACACGTTGGGTGTGGATACGGCGGAGGGTTTGGGGCATGGCGACTACTCGTGCGTGCAGGTTATTGATGTCAAGGAGGGGCGACAGGTCGCTATTTGGCATGGTCGCATCCCGCCGGACGAGTTGGCCTATGAGGTTTACAACCTTGGTGTTTGGTATGGGAATGCCTTGTGTTGTGTGGAGTCGAATAACCACGGTTTGACGACGATTGTGCAGTTGCGCCAGTTGGGGTATCCCAACCTGTTCCGTAAGCGGTCTTTGAACAATGAGACAAACAAGATGACTCAGGAGTTTGGTTGGAAGACGACGCGTACGTCTAAGCCGTTGATGATTGATGATTTGGGTATGGCGTTGAAGAATGAAGAGTTGGTTCTTCATTGTCGTGACACGGTTGGTGAGTTGAGGACGTTTACTCGCAATGAGCGCGGGTCGATGTCTGGGTCGCCCTATGATGATCGGGTGATGGCGTTGGCTCTCGCAAATCAGATGCGCAAGTACGCGTTCATACCGGAGTATGTTCAGAAGGTGGATGACACGTTTACGTTTGATTGGTGGCGTAGGCAGATCCCTACGAACGAACCGGATCAGGGAACTATCGGTTCTAATGTGTTTCGTGGGACAGCCTAAGTCTCTGTGTAGGATAATCAACGAAAGGGAAACCCCTTGAGCAAGCCAAATAAGTACAATGCCTCCGGCATGGGTGCGACGATGAAGTTGAACACGAAGCAGTTGTATAATGGTCCTGCCCGTCCGGGCGGGTCGCAGAAGGCGACTGTCAACTTCACGGGCGACGACAATGCCCACCCCGGTGAGTTGGGTTCTGGTGTGCATGGGCGTGAAACGCCGCTCAACCAGCACGGCAAGACCGGCAAGGTTGAGCCGTCTGCTTCACAGCCTAATGGTGCTGTTCACAGCACTTGATTCTACCACCTGACGCAACTTACGAACAGTTTGAAACGTATGTTACGGACCTGAAGGGTCCGAAGAGTCGTTTGGAACTGGCGGAGTTGTGGGAATGGCGCCAGAAGTTGCTAGGAGTGAGGGTGGTGACTGGACGCACGATGCGTGAGATGCTGCCCCCAGACGAGCAGCATTTGACTTTGCGCGAACGTGAACAAAAGGTCATCGCTGAGGCTCGCGCGGCAGGAATAGAACCTGAGAGGGCACCCGCCTAATGGCGAAATACGATCATTACGAAGAGGTCCATGACCGGTTGGAGATGGCCCGTCGGTGGCGTACCGAAGAGGGGTACGACTCCAAGTGGCATCGACTGATCGACCTGTACCGGGGTAAGACCTATTTTGGGGTTCGTGATCCTGCCGATGGGTCTGATCGCGTATCTGTGAATCTCGCGTTTTCGACGGTGAATGTGATTGAGCCGTCTGTTGCGGTGAATCACCCAAAGATTACGGTTCAGGCTAATCAGGAGCAGGATCAGGACCGGGCGATCTTCGTTGAGTCGGTTGTCAACTATTTGTGGCGCCATCACGACTATCAGAAGCCTTTCCGGCGTGCCGTCAAGGACTTCCTGATTCTGGGGCATGGTTGGTTGAAGGTTGGCTGGCGTTTCGTGGAGATGGAACGCGACATGACCAGCGACGAGCGTCAGAATCGTTTGAATCTGGCCCAGTCGGAGGTAGATGAGTTCGCTGCGGTGAACCCGCAGTTGGCTGGGAGCCTGCCATCGTCGCAGGATCTGATTGATTCGGTGCCAGCCACGATGGTGGATGTCGTGGAGGATCAGGCTTTCGTGGAACGTATTTCCCCATTCGACATGATGGTGGATCCCGAAGCGACCTGTCTGGAGGATGCGAAGTGGATCGCCCAGCGCATCGTCCGCCCGTTGGCGGATGTGAAGAAAGACAAGCGGTTCAAGTCGTCGGCCCGTCGAAATCTTACCGCCGACGCAGGTTTGAAGGTGCGGTGGGATAGCGACTACGAACGTGAGCAGTACGCCGAATCCACGGATCGTGTCACGTTGTACGAATACTACGACATCAAGAACGGAACCATTTCTGTTTGTTCCCACGATGGGGAAACATTCCTGTTGGATCCGACCCCGATGCCATACGACTTTGGCATCCCTTTCGTCATGTTGCGAAACTATGACGTTCCCGACCAGTTCTACCCAATGGGAGATTTGGAAGCGATTGAGTCGCTTCAGGAAGAACTGAATAAGACCCGAACGCAGATGGTGAACCATCGTAAGCGTTACGCCCGCAAATACCTTTACCATGAGCGGTCGTTCGGCCCCGAGGGCCGCGAGGCTTTGGAATCAGATATTGATGGCCGGTTTGTGCCGGTTGTGGACGAGAACCGGAACCTTGCCGATGTAGTGACACCGTTGCCTCAGGTGCCTTTGGCCCCAGAGATTTACAACCATTCTTCGATTATTGAAGGTGACATCAATGTTGTAAGCGGCGTTTCCGAATACGCGCGCGGTCAAATGCCGGAGGTTCGCCGCACGGCGACGGAGGCCAGCATCATTGCTGATGCGGGCAACGCCAGAGCATCCGACAAGTTGGCGAAGATCGAACTATTTATCGGCTACGTGGCCCGCAAGATTATCCAGTTGATGCAGCAGTACATGACGCAGGACCAGATGGTTCGCATCACGGGCAAGAACGACCAGAAGTTGTATGTCGCTTACACGCGGGATGACATTCTTGGCGAGTACGACTACTCCGTTGAGGGTGGTTCGACTCAGCCGATGAATGAGACTGCGCGACGACAGCAGGCCATTTCGTTGATGAACGCTGTTGGGCCACTCGTTGGAGTCGTTATCGACCCGACAGAGTTGGCCCGACACGTATTGCAGGAGGGATTCGGAGTGCAGAATCCTGACAAGTTCCTAGTGCAGCAGCAGCCCGCAGCGCCTGAAGGCGCGCCTGCTGGGGCACCACCTCCGGGTCCACCTCCACCGGGAGGAATGGCACCGCCCCCTATGGGCGGTGGTATGGGTCCGGGTCCAGTCCCCGAACAGGTCTTTGAGGCCACCGGGGGCGTACCGCCAGAGTTGTTGTCACAGTTGCAGAACCAGATGGGTCTGGAACTACCCAACTCGTAGCGGGACAGTTATTTCATTATCGTAGGAACACCCGAAAGGATTCCTTATGGCAAACGAAGAGACTTCAACAGGAAACTCATACACCGTCAAAGTTGACGGTCGTGAAGAACGAGTTTCATTGGATGAACTTCAAAACGGGTACCAACGTCAGGCGGATTACACCCGTAAGACGCAGGAGTTGGCATCCGAACGTGAGAGATTGGCTCAAGGAGAGGCAATCGTCCAAGCACTAGAGGCTGACCCGGAAGGAGCGATTACTGCTTTGGCAGGATCATTCGGAGTTGGTGTGGGCAACCACAATACGTCATCCCCTGAACAGGGAGATTACGAGGATGTGGACCCTGATGAAGTTCGCTTGCGGCGCATTGAGTCTTCCATTGAAGAACAAAACCGAGCGTTGAGACAGCAAAACTTGCAGAAGGAAGTGAATACACTCCGCGACAAGTACGACGGTATCGACTTTGACGAGAAGGCGCTGTATGCGCACGCTCTGAAGAACAAGATCAACAACCTTGATGCCGCATTTACCCACATGAACTGGGATCAGATGCAGACGGCAGCCAAGGATGCTGAGATTGTTGGAGAGAAGCGTGCAGCCCAAATCATTGATGGTGTACCCGGTTCCTCAGAAGGAAACGTGGAGCGTGCAGTTCGTGCGGTGGATTCGATTCGTGATGCTTTTTCGCTGGCAAATCAAGAACTATCCGATTCATAACAACTATCAGAAAGGGGTGATTTAGCATGGCCGCAGGAAACGCTGATTTCAATCAGATTCTTAGCACTACGCTAAAGAACTACATCCCGAAGTTGGCGGATAACGTCTTTACTGCCCGACCGCTGTTTTATGCGCTAACCAATGGACAGACATTGCGGCGCATCAGCGGGGGTGCAAAGATTGTTGTTCCGATCATCTACGGGACCAACTCAACCGCCGGTTCTTACGCAGGCGACGACCCTATTGCTATCACGGCTCAGTCAGGCATTACGGCTGCTGAGTACGACTGGAAGCAGTACGCCGCTAGCGTAACGATCACCGGTATTGAGGAAGCCAAGAACAACGGTGAAGCAGCGATCATTGACCTTCTCGAAGGCAAGATCATGCAGGCTGAGGAAACCATCATTCAGAACATGAACACCATGTTCTGGTCGAATGGCGCTGGCAACAGCGGCAAAGACATGTTTGGTTTGAACGCCCTAGTTGGAACTGGGAACGACGGACCATCAGCAACTGGCCTTGCTGGTATCGACGCTACCGATGCCGACAACTCTTGGTGGAGGTCAACTCTCACCAATCAGGGTGGTGTCCTAACCGTTGCCGCTATGGCGACCATGTACAACAGCGTGTCTGTTGGTAACGACCAGCCGACCATTATCATTAGCGATCAGGACGAGTACGAGGCTTACGAGGCTCTACTCCAGCCGCAGTTGCGGTACACGGATGCCCGTGTGGCAGATGCTGGATTCCAGAATCTGCTCTTCAAGGGCGCCCCTGTGACCTTTGACAGCGACACCAACCTTGACGGTAAGATGTTCTTCTTGAACACCAAGTACCTGAGGTTGGTTGCTCATTCGGAGACTTGGTTCCAGCCAACTCCGTTCGTGCGGCCCACAAATCAGGATGCGCGTTACGCGCAGATTCTCTGCTACGGCGAGTTGACTACGAGCAACCGTTCCCGGCAGGGCATGATTTACGGGCTTACCGACTAACTAGGAGCAGAACTTGAAACGAGAAATCGCCCTTGTGTACAGCAGACATGCTGAACTAGCAGGTGCACGCGGCTCCGCGCCATCCCACTACGCTCCCGGCGAACGCTCTGGAGCGAGGATGGTGCCCGGTGTAACCGGCGACTTGGGGG